CGTCAGCCCCCCAAGGCTGGTTTCCTACTCCCTGACTACCAACTAGGCCCGCTGTGTCGTTGGCGGGCATCTTTCTAGGAGCCAAGGCAAATGAACAGCGAAAAGCCAGAACCCTGCACCGCTGAAGCATATGAGGAAGGCTGCACTTGTTACATGCAGAACTCTCCTATCCCGCGCGGCGAATACGCTCCGATTGATCCGCCAGAACCAAAAGTAGCGCGCGATTGCCCGTTGCATGGTCGAGAGCGTGATCCTGACGACGCGCGCGATGCTGCACGCGATGACAGGCTGACCGATCGCCTGACACACCCTAGAGGGAAAGTAGCATGACCTCCCACGAAAGCGCATCCCAACTCATGATGGCGATAAGGCAGATGACGATACTCATGTTCGCCGCGTCGGTCGTGTTTGCACTCTTGCTTGCCGCCGTTCTTTATGGGGTGTCGGCATGACAAGCCCCTACCTGCAACAGCCGATCCGCGACAAGGAAGCGGCCTATCAGGCTTTCGAGGCGCGCTGCCTTGCCCGGCGTGACGCGCGGGACGAAGCCCGCATCCAAGCCTATGTCGTGCAGTTCGCGGGCGCCTACGATAATTTCACCACGGCGGCACAGGCCGATGCAGAGCGCGACCGTCTCGCGGCGCATCTGGCCCACACCATTCGCTTGATGAACCGGAGCGTCATCTGCCCCGGCCCGGCTATGGACGAGCAGCGGCAGACTATCGCACTGGTACGAATTGCTGCGGCAAAACGAGAGCAACTTAGAGAGGGGGTGAGGCGTGACGCGCTAGGTGAACACCTTGTTCCGAGCGAGCCGTCGCGGGGCCATGATCCTGCGGCGGCTCATTCCCTGAATTGCTCCGGCCTCACCGACATTTTCGCCAAGATGCGCAGGGCAAGCGAATGGTAGAGCCCAAGCCTCCACTAATCCGTTGGTGGGCGGTGATGTTCGGGACGTTCTTCCTCGTCCTGTACCTGCTGGCGGACCCGAAGGACTTTCATTTCTGGCCGCGTGAAGCGGTGGTGGTTTCCGGTCCGGCCTACGCTGAGATCGAACCGCCATTCCCTCCCAAGGCCCAAGACCGCTTGTGGCGCAGCGAGACGGACGAATGACATCCGCCCCCTATTTAGAACGAGCACGCGGCACACGTCGCGGCAGAGAGGCAATCGAAATGACGCAAGAAGCAAAGGCCGTTGCGACTCGGATGCAAGCGCCGCTTGAGGAAATGTTGCCTGTCGCTGTCACTCCCATGTCAATGCTCGACCGCGCCGTGGCCTCCGGTGCCCCAATCGAGGTTCTGGAAAAGCTCATGGGCTTGCAAGAACGATGGGAAGCAAACCAAGCCCGCAAGGCGTTTGACGAAGCCATTGCCGAGGCGAAGGCGGAAATCCCACCAATCATCAAGAACCGCACTGGCCACAACGACAAGCGGTATGCGGACATTGCCGCGCTGGCCACGGTCGTTGACCCGATCATATCCCAACAGGGTCTCTCCTACCGCTTCCGCACGGTGCAGGAGGGCAGCGTCATCAGTGTGACGTGCGTTCTTTCCCATCGCGCCGGCCACAGTGAGGATCACACGCTCTCCGGTCCGGCCGACACCTCGGGCAGCAAGAACGCCATTCAGGCGATCGGCTCAACGCTGACCTATTTGCAACGCTATTCTTTAATTCAAGCGCTCGGACTCGCCGCGTCCAACGATGATGACGGCGCCGCGGCCGGCGCTGGCGAAGCCATCAGCGATGAACAGATCGCGCAGCTCCGAAAGGCGATCAAGGACTTCGATGCCGACGAAACCAAGATCGCCGCCTTCGCCAAGGTCGAGACCATCGAGGAAATCCCGGCGCAATTATTCGACAAGGCTGTTGCCGCGCTGAACGAATGGGCGCGCAAGCAGAGAAAGCTATGATCGAGGTTTTCGATTGCCTCCAGGGCAGCGAGGAGTGGTGGACCGCCCGCCTCGGCATTCCCACGGCTTCCGAGTTCCATACCGTGCTCGCCAAGCCGCAGAAGGGAAGCACAGAGAGCAAGACGCGCCGTGACTATTTGCTCAAGCTTGCCGGCGAGGTCATCACCGGGGCACCGATGGACTCCTACTCCAATGCCAACATGGAACGCGGCAAGATCATGGAGGATGAGGCCCGCGATCTCTACGCCTTCGCCCATGATGTCGAGCCCACGCGCATCGGCTTTATCAAGAACGGATCCAAGGGCTGCTCCCCGGATTCGCTGATCGGCGATACTGGCATGGTCGAGATCAAGACCAAATTTGCCCACCGCACCATCGACTGCATCCTCAAGGACAATTTCCCGCCGGAGCACAAGGCGCAATGCCAGGGTGCCCTTTGGGTCGCCGAGCGAGAGTGGATCGACATAACGATCTACTGGCCCGGCCTTCCTCTGTTCGTGAAACGGGCGATGCGCGATGAACCTTACATCGGCGTCATGGTCGAGGAAGTCGATCGCTTCAATGACGAGCTCGCCGAGATCGTGGCGCAGGTCGGCCGTTACGGCAATTCGAGCGCCTTGAAGGCTGTTCTAGCGCAATCGGTAGCCGCGAAATGAGCAAGTTCCTCGTCGCCAAGATGCTTGGCGCCCTGCGCCCGGTCGATGAAGCTGGCGAAGATGCCCTGCGCAAGATCGGGCAAGGCGAGATCATTCAAATTGAGCTCCGGCGCCCCCGAAACATAAAGCACCATCGCCTCTACTGGGCGCTCGTCACGCTCGTTCACCAGAATATGGACGGCGACCGCTATCCTACAGTCGAGGACTTGCACGCCGCCATTAAGATTTCCGCCGGTCTGCGCACGCGCATCGAGCTTCCCAACGGGGAGGTCGGCTATGTCCCCGGTTCAATCGCCTTCCACAAAATGGATCAGACCGCGTTTGCCGAGTTCTTTGATCGGGTCTGCGATCTGGTCGCCAAGTATTTCCTCCCCGGCGTCACCAGCGAGGATCTTAAGAACGAGGTCGAGCTGATGATCGGAGCCACCACGCAAGGATGGGCAGCATGAAGCGCAAACCCCTCTCTCGTGGCGCCCAAGGATGGGCCATCAAATGGCGAGAGCAGAGCCTACTTGACGGGCAAAGAGAATATTTCATGGGGGCCGCTCGATGCCAACGACCGAAACCCTTGGCTGGCTATAAGACGATGGTCTTTGCCACGCGGCGCGAGGCACGCGAGTTCATCAAGAGCGAGTATGGATACATCGCAACTCGCCAAGACCTTCGCCACGAACCGCATGGCTGGAAGATGCCGGTCGCGGTCCCCGTCGTCATCTCCGTGGCGGAGGCAGCCTAATGGCCAGAACCTGCAAGGAGTGGATCGGGAAGGACGACGACCAACCATTCCCGCCACGCGTCCGCCTGCGCATCCTGAAAACCTTTGGCTATCGCTGTGCTGAGTGCAGCCGAGAGATCGTGCGCCGCCGCGACAAGTGGACCTGTGACCACAAGGTAGCACTCATCAACGGCGGTGAGAATCGAGAACGCAATGGCCAACCGCTCTGCGCATGGTGCGACCCGAAAAAGACAGCGGAAGATCAGCGCCTCAAGTCAGTGACAGCCGAGATCGAGAAGCAAGACTACGGGATCAAAACTCCGTCACGCAATCCTATGCCGGGCTCCCGCAATTCTCGATGGGCGTCTCGTTACGACCGAGCCACGGGCCGCTGGATAACGGTGATGCGGACATGAGGAAGCTATAGTGTGCCCGCCTATTACAACGAGATCGACCCCTATTGCGTCGAGTGGCTGCGCAACCTCATTGCCGGACGACGCTAGACCTGTTTGGACAGGCAGTTGCCCCTGCCAACCATTCTCTAGTGCAGGCAAGCGTGAAGGCGTCAGCGAAGACAGACACCTATGGCCGGCTTGGGCTTTCCTCATTAGGCAGTGTCGCCCTCCAATCATCTTTGGCGAACAGGTTAGAGCAGCGATTGGGTTTGGATGGCTCGACGCCGTGGCCCTTAATCTGGAAGCGGAAGGTTACGCCTTCGGGGCGGCCGTATTGCCAGCTTGCGCTGTGTCGGCGCCGCATGAACGCCAGCGAGTGTGGTTTCAGGACTCATCGCGCCAGGCGACGTTGACAGCCGAAGCATCGCCGACGTGCAGCCCGACGACCTGCGAGGCTACACACAGTGTCACTTCTTTGCGGGCATTGCCGGCTGGTCACGCGCACTTAGGCTTGCCGGATGGGTTGCCGTCTCCGACAGCGAAGGCGAACATGCTGTCGCCCTCAATGCAGAAGTGGGCGAGACACCGGAATCTTTGGCCGACGCCGGAGGCGAGCAACACGAAGGCGATTGCGCTCCGCACCAAGGGGCGATCTCCGCGCAATTTTCTTCTGCCCACTCCATCGGCAGTCAGCTACGGCACGAATCAGGGCGGCGCGGCTGGACGCACGGGGCCAGTGCGCCCGAGCTTAGACCAGCGGCCGAGTTCATTAAAGCCGCCACTCCCCCATCCACCATTAAGTGAGAGGACGTGAAACGTGAACAGTAATGGCTTCAAACTCTGCCACAAGCGCGGCGTCACGAATCTCTTTCGTTGTCCGAAATGTGGACAAGAGGGGTGCGGCGTGAAGGACTCTCGTCCGGCGGACGGAAGAGTTCGACGGCGGCGTGTTTGCAAATCCTGCATGCACGCATTCACAACCTATGAGGAAGTCGAGAACTCAGTCGTTCGCCATAAACGCTTCGCCATCTTGGCTGCACTCAAAACACTGAACGATTATCTCGATGACAAACCCCTCCCCACTCATACAGGAG